GGTATTGATGGTGTGGGGCGAGTATATCCTCGTGAAGTCAAGGATGAGTTGACATATGATGAGAAGACGGGTGGATACGTTGCTGCGTCCCAATGGGTTCTAGATATTGAAGGTAGGAATCTACTGGATCTATCCACAATTGCGAATACTGATCCTCACCGTTCATTCTCTAACGATATTCATCAGATCAAGGATGTGTTTGGAATTGAGGCTGCACGTATTGCCCTGATGCGCGAATTCAATACGGCTTTCGCTAGTTCGTCAATCAATTACCATCACCTGATTACGCTCGTAGACGCAATGACATACCCTGGATTCTTCCTGAAAGCTGATCGTGCAGGAATGTCCAAGAATACTGAGAATGGTGTTTTGGCTAAATCGTCATTTGAAGAAACAGCTAAGCATCTGTTCAATGCTGCTCTCACTGGAGAGAACGATAATATGCGTGGCGTATCAGCCAATATCATGTTTGGACAGAAACCTCCATGTGGAACTGGGTTTGTGGATATTCTCATTGACGAGACCAAGTTGCCGGAAGGTACGGAAGAAGATCATGCGATCTTTGAAGAGGAACGCAGGACAGTACATGAGATTCTAGAAAAAGAGTCAGAGAAGGAGAGTTCAATTAGTATGTCTGATCTGAACATGTTCTAAATAAAAAAAGTAAAACCCAGTTTTGAGACTTACTTTATTTTGAAAATTAAAATTTAGGGTTGAACAACTCTGGTTTTTAGTTTAAAACATATCTAATTGGCACGTGATATCGTGCGCGCCATTAGCCGGAGAACCTGAAGTGTAAGACGTATAAAGAGAAATGCGGTCTCCACTGTTGAGGCGCGTAGAGGCATTGTAGAATGATTTCTGGGTATCAGTTGATCCAAAAGTTACCGTAAAAGGAGTACTTAATAGTCCATTCGTAGACATAGAAATAGGACCAACATTTTGACTCGCAGAAACGACCCAGCTACTCCCGCTTCCGCTAACAATCGTAGTTCCTGCTGTGACTGGACTTGCGTTCGTTCCAGAAAGGTACTGTCCAATCGCAATTGAACCAGTTACTGAGCTGACAGTTAAAGCTGTACCACTAATGGTTCCTGTGAATGAACTGTTTGGAACGCCTGTCGTTATAGTGATGGTAGACCCGACCGAACCAGCAGTTTGAGAAGGATATACGGTCCAAGTAGACCCGCTTCCCGACACAATGTAAGTGTTCAAGCCTACGCCTGGTCCATTCACCGACTGTCCAACCGCTATGCTTCCTGAGGACGGACCGCTAACTACAGTCAACGTTGTTCCAGAAATGTATCCAATGATACCTTGTGCTGCAGTTCCATTAATGGAGTTGGCGGGATTATAATATACTGATAACGTTAGCGTATTTGTTCCGCCAGGTGCCACGTTCATGGAAGCAGACATTCCCGAAAGTAATCCTGGCTGCTGCATACGGTAAAATGGCGCCGGGAGACCGGTGTCAGGGTACTGCCCAGCAGAAATCGTCTGAGTTCCGGGCCAGAGGTACCCTCCACTTCCGGCGGAAGTAATATTTCCTTTGAGACCGTAATAGAGAAGTGTAGGGTAGTCGTATGTACTGAATCCTTTACCTCCAGCAGATTTTGTAACTAAATCTGTTCCCGGACCAATTTGAATACCTGGAGATGCCAGGTACGTAGGATCTAAAATAGTTAAAGGAGTAGATTGAAGAATATCGGAAGCAGTATATGACTGGGTCGTTGTAGGATATATTATGCCACTTGTAGTGGCACGTAACTGAATAGATCCAATACCATAAGAGTCATTGGTTTCTACGCCAACGTATGAACCGGTAGATGTAGTATCCGAAGGCTGTGCTACGTAAATATTAGTATCGCGAGTACTAACCTGATTTGTATTTGAAACCAGAACTCCGCGCTTGTTCCCAGACCCATTAGAAAAAACGTTTATCGTTGAAGCTTTGATGCTGTTGAAAGAGAACACCCCCGGACCAGGAGCGCCTGTTCCTCCAAACTCAATTCCTGTAACTGTAGACGTAGATCCTGTAGGAACCCATGCGTTATTAACAGACACTACAGATGTGCGTAGTTTAGATGTCTGTGATGACGTTCCGCCAAAATATATACCTTTTAATGTCACTGGACTCGCAGTAGAACCAGTGTATCCCAAATTCATTGATAAGTATTCTACACGAGAGTTTTCACCCATTGTAATCATGGTTGTAGGTGAAGACGTCGCGGTCAAATTCAGAATACATGTTTGTAACGATACTCCTGTCAGAGATGTTCCGTTATTAAGAAAGAGCGGTCCTGTTAATGTGTACTGACCGGGAAGAACCATGACTGTTTGACCGTACATAGCAGCTGAAACAGCAGTATTGACTGACCGGTAAGGCGTCCCCCCGGCTGAGGCTGTTGCATCATTGCCGTACACTTGATCTACGATGAGAGTATTCCCACGAAGGACTCCGACAGGAACGTAAGATGAAGAAGAAGCTTTGCCTGAACCGACAACTGCCCGACCTCCTCCGGGGGAGTATCGTATAAGAGACATTTGAGTAGCCTTATTAGTCGTTGAGAAGTAAATATGATCTGGATTTCCATCTCATATTTATTTTTGAAATTACGTTTAATTGGAATTCCGGTTTAGTTGGAGTACGCTAGACCGCCCATGCCGCTCATGACGCGGAGAATGTTGTAGTTCACAGCATAGACGCGCACATCCCACGTCGCATCTAGCTCGGGGCTAATGACAACATTGCCAGCCATGTTCAGTACGATCGTAGCCGTATCAATGCGCGAGAAGTTGCAGGTTCCAGAAGGCTGGTGTTCTTCCGGCTTCAGCGCAAACGAGTAGCAGTAAATACCGGGCTGGTGGAGAGGTAAGCTCGTAGCAGTCTGTACTGTTGAGCCGTAACCAGTGTGGTGCTGAAACGTCTGAACAGAGTTGAAGTAGTCGCCGTAACGCTTATCCATACGATCCTGTCCGTTGATCTGTAGATGCTGCTCAAATACCGCATCCTGATCGTACGTGAACGGCTGTAGACGAGTACCTCCATAAGCCTTGGATACCGCGCAATTAGTGTACGACGTGGGCTGTACGACCCATACCAGCTCCTTGACTGGGTGATTGAACGTCAAGTCAATGCGGTTATTGTACGACGCAATACCCTTATCCTCGTTGAACTGCGTCTGTTCAATCAGATACTCGTGCGAGTTCTGCGCCATCCGGCGGCGCTCTTCGGTATCAAGATAAATGTAGTCAATGTATACCGCAGCCTGAATAGGCTGCTTCAGCGTCTTGGTGTTATTGAAGTTGCCGGCAATAAACTTTGCATCATTCCACTCAATGTTGATCTTGACTTCGTGGTACTGTAGGGCAATGAGGGGCAGAGCGGCACCAGGGTTGCGAGTGTAGAAGAAGTTGAGGGGGATGTATATGATATTCGGCAAAGAGGCATGTCCAGAGTTACCGGCACCGGTGTTACATGCAGTCGTATCCGTGAATGTTACCGTCGTAGCCTTAGTTCCAAGAGCTGCCTGGCTTCCCGTTACAACAGTGTTTCCAGAAGCCGCAGTTGTAGCAACGAACACACTGTCGCTGTACGCCTGAGTCAGGGAAGGAGTATTGGGACCACCACCAACAATATTCCACAGCTTCTTGGACGTCGTGAGGTCAGATGATAGAGAGTCCCACAGGTACAGCCACTCGCCGTACAGACGATCAATCAGCTGTCCACCAATATCCAGCTCAACGTACTTGAGAAGATTGTACCCTAGACGTCCCTGATCGTTGTTGAACGTTCCAACCGGCATTACAACCTCAAGGTATGTGGAGTACAGGAGATCAGCATGGCGACCAACGAGCGCCGAATGCTTGACACCCCATGCAGCTTGGCCAGTCAAATTAATACGGAACGGCTCCATCGCGAAGTTCGTGTGGCGCTTAAACAGACCCTTCCAGAAGGTAATCTGGGGATTGCCGGAAAGGTATGCGTCCTGTGCGCCGTAGGCAACGAGCTGAAGTAGTCCGCCACCCATTATGTATTTATATGTTCCTTATACTCTTTTTTCTTGAAAACGTCTACTTGCGAGTATGGCGGGAGCGGCGGCGACGTCCACCTTCCGTCGGCTTAACAAGCCCGTACTCATCTTTCATAGGGATAGTAACAGGTACTGGAATATCCACATCGGGAGCTGTAATACGCTCATTCGCGCCTCCACGAGCCTTATAAGTCTTTTTGGCAGATTTCAATACTGCTCCAAAAGGCTTACCTTTGTTTTTCTTGAGTTTCATAGTTTTACGAACGTGTGCTAACCACTTGTTCGCCATTTATTCTATATAGAGTTTACTTGCGGGAGCGGCGGGTCTTGCGCGCCGTCTTGCGAGAGCGACGACGACGACCGGCGGCAGTCTCAGTCTCAGTCTCAGAGGCAGGGGCAGGCGTCTCCACTTCCTCATCCGCACCACCCTTCTTGCTGTACGTCTTCTTCGCCAGCTTCAGGACCTGGCCGAACTTCAGGCCCTTGTGCGACTTCATCGTCTTCTTAACATGCGCTAGCCACTTGTTCGCCATTTTTTATTTTAACGCAAGATTTTATTAGACCCACGGTTGTTAAACCGTGACGCTGTAGATGGGGGATGTACTTTTCATGGGCTGGAACGATACTGATGGGTCGGGGAGTACTGGCTGCTTGTACTGCTTGGGTTTGAGCGCACGAAGAGGTTCGGGTTTGAGAACTGTACTGTGTTCTTGAAAGTCCCCAATATACGTTTCCATCGCGCTATCTACTGACCCATAATTCATCAAGTTCCACTGGCATCCATACGTTAACAAGATTTGGGGGTTCTTGTTCACTAAATCACCTTCAATGTCCGGTACAACCATCGTGATGTTATTACGATTATTGTTAATGAGTTCATCGCTATCATTGGTTTGTGCAGCCTGAGTATACGTCAGGCGACGTAAGTTTGATGTTCCCCATGACATATTCACTAATTCGTCCATCAACGTACCCTTGACTTCGGCTCCAGACACAATAATCATTTTGGATTGTAGTTTACATATCGGTTCAATCGCCAAATTCTTGCGCTGGTATCCGTACGAAACATCAAGTAAATACTGAGGGCATGTTGTTTTGAGAGCTTCGGCACATGCATTCATCACATTATTGTTCGTAGTATGGAACACCAAACTCAACACAAAAGGATCAGTAGATACGGGACAAACAACCGAATTAAACATATTGTTTGCCAAACCTACACAACAAGCTCCAAACGGTATAGTATTGTAAGCATAATCTGTCCCTAATTTCTGATTTTTCAAACCTACAACTGGACCTCCAGATCCATCATCGTAAATATCAAGCTCAACTACGCGTGGACCAGCTTTAGCTAACATCGGAATTACAGAATCGCTGATATAATCGTAAAGTTTTGCTCCGGGAAACAGAGAATATGCCGAAGAAGCCAAGTAGTAATCGCACAAACGGTACTCTGGCATCGTTGGGCATCCAAGAGGAGATAAAGCCATAACGGAGTTATAAGCGTTAAACGTTGGTTCAGCCGTGGCTTGAGCTTGTACTTCCGATGGCGTTATAATAAGATAAATGATATACGCAATTGTCGTAAGTACCAGTGCTGGAATAATCATAACGAGAGCAAACCCGTAAGACTCCATTCTCTTATTATTTAGGCGCAGTAATAATCGCCATAGTAACAGCGTAAATAATTATACCCACAAAAAATAGCCTTGTGGCAAGCTTGAACCATTTGTACCATATCGCATCCATTTATACTTTAAACAGTAAACCACGAAAACCTCTTACCACTTTATCAGGAATACGATCTTCCATTGACGTTCCAGTTAAACAACATAAGTGAAAATACAAGCAGTACATTCCACATTCAGAATTCTCATATTGGTGCCGAGTTTTGTTATATGTAACCTTCATTGGCTTACCGTGGATGCGAGTAGCATCCCATGTTTCTGACCACCGTTTCATTAGTTGAACAACTTGTTTCTCGGGTTTCTCAGCGTACGAATCAAAGTATGTGATACGAGGATACTCTAATTCAGGACGAATATCACAAAACAAAGCTATCCAGTGTTCGCCCGGACCAGTGCTTGTATCCGTATTAAATACAACTCCGATCTGACGATACCCTTTATTGTACAAAGATTTGATATCTAACGAACACAGAGAACTGACTAAACATGTCCCTAAAGTTGATTTCTTATCAAAATCTATTGGTACAGCTCCCACATAATAGTACTCGGAAAACACTTTTGAATACTGCTTTTCAATGGCATCAATATCAGTAGATGATAACCATTCCTCTGGATTAGATTTCCATGATCCAGGAGCTTTTGGTTTGGACATCAACGAAAGAATAATACATTCTGTAGATTTATCACACTTATTCTGCAATCTTGTTTGAATTTGTTTCCACACAACTGAAGGTTCTCCGGCCCGAATAGGTTTGGATTCGGAATGTTCTTTATTGAAAACACGACGCAGGTTTTCTACTTCTTGGGCATCAAAGTACATTGTATTGAAAACGGATAATCTTCTTCTGAATTCTTGTCTTGTAAAAATGAGTGACCTAAAATCTTGTATCAAGCAGTATCGCGAGATTGACGATGAGATCCGCGAACTGAATCGGCTAGTATTCAAGAAGCGTGATGATCGTAAGACAGTAGAACTAGAGATCGCAGACATTATTCGTGATCCAAAGTACAATGCCATAAAGAAAATCAAGCTGGAAGAAGATGGGTCTACTATTTCCTTTAAGCGCCCAAACGAATGGGTAAAGCCTTGGTCGCTTTCCCAAAAGGATCTGAAGGATCTGGCAACTCAGTACTTTACCAAGAACGGTCCTCTGAATGCTGACGATCTTGTGAAGTTCATTATTGAAACCAAGAAGCAGACACTAGTAGCTACAGAGTTCAGCTTTACTCGCACAGTTCCTGGAGAACAGGAGGAGTAATTAATGTAACTTATTATAGAAAACATCGGTCATAACTGACCTTTTTTCTGCTCCTCCACCGACATATGGACCGATGAAATGATACAGAGGTTTCTGAGGAGTTTCCTTTGTGAATCCGTATGCTCCAATAAGAGGAGTCAAAAATTCATTGTCGTAACAATTGTTGATATACACATGATACGCAAAGTAAGCTTGATCTACAAATGCGGTGGGAACACGATTACTCTTCAAATCGGTATAAATATCTGAAAACAACTTTTTCACCTTGTCAGAAGGTTTAAACATAAAAATGCCTGCATTTACAGATGTTGTACTGCCGTCAACTTTCGTGAAATCAAAGAAATCCCTACAAAAATACATGTTATCCAACCGTCCTTCCTTCATTGCATACACTGTATCATCTTTGAGTGGAGATGTAAGAATTACGTCAAGAGAATTGGCAACTAATACATCTGTATCAATGTAAAGAATACGCTCGTACTGAAAACAATCTATAAAATTAAATACTCGGAACTTAGATCCAAGACCGTCACAAATTGATGTTAGACCATCTGTAATACAAACCATAACAGGATACGATAAGGACGACAGAGAATTCATAACGGTATCTTTTAAGTCCGGAGACGTATAAACAAGAACATCAGTAGTTCCTGATGGTTTAGAAAACTTCTCAAGGGATTTCAAACATAAATAAAGAAGATCTACGTAATCTTTATTCAGATAAACACCCAGATAGATCAATGTCTTCATTTTAATATAAAAATATAGTAAGCTCTAAACGTATAAAAACGGACTTACAAGACATAAACAAATTTACAATACAAAAAGAGATGCTACAACAAGTACAGTACAACCCATTCAATTCTAAGAACCGCTTGTTTACCAAACCTGATATTCAAGCGATTCTTTCTAAGCACGGATGCGAGTTTGTAGTCACAAACACCGATCTGTTCCAGAAAGCGATGGTTCATTCATCATATGTCAAGAAAACAGAGTACACGTCACCAACTGGTGAACCTGCTCAACTTGCTGACAAACCTCGTGAATGTTTGGGATTATTTGATGAATCGTACGAACGTTTGGAGCATCTGGGAGACTCAATTTTGGGAGCGTGTGTTTCCACTTACTTGATGAAACGGTTCCCTGAAGAAAATGAAGGATTCATGACTGATTTGAAAAAGGAGATTGTGTGTAACGAAATGCTGGGTTCACTGAGTCAGAAAATTGGACTGGATAAGTTCTATATCATTTCTAGGCATAATGAAGACGTGTGTTCTGGACGAACTAACTTCAAGAAACTAGGAGATATCCTAGAAGCATTTCTTGGAGCGTTGTGGACAGATTCAGGTAACGATTTCAAGATTCTGTATTCTTTCGTAATTTGTCTGGTTGAAACTTATATTGATATCCCAAAAATCCTGATGAATAATCGGAATTTCAAGGAACAGTTGCAAAAGCTGTATCAAGCAAGGTTTCATCATACTCCAGGGTACGCTGTGATTTCTGCAGCGACAAACATGTATACTATGGCAGCTATTGATGAAAAAGGTAATCATTTGGGAATTGGAACTGCTCCTACGAAAAAGCAGGCGGAACAGCTGGCGGCAAAGGAAGCGATTCTACGGCTTTCGG